AGTGGGCATGTAATCCCACAAAAGGGATTTTGCTTTCAATTCGGTTGGTCATCTAAAACCTTTCTTTAGATTGCTTGTAGTGAATATTCTGTAACGACTGATGGTTTGTCTAGTCCTGGGAACTGAACCGTAACCTTTGCTCCAAGGTATTTGTGACGGGACATTCGGTTGTATTTGGCGATGTGGTCAATGTCTACGATGATGCCTGGACCTTTAGAATACTTGCGATAAAGGCTGTGGCTGCGGTCTGTGAAGTTAACAAGATCTCCGACTTTCATTTCTCTCTCCTCTTCTATATGTTTATTATAGACTAGTTTTGAGATTGTTCAAGAAAAAAATGAGCAGGGCACCATCTCCCTGCTCAGCCACCTGCCTTAACAGGGATTCCAATTAGAATATATAGTGTTAATATTTTCTAATCAGTGCTTTCTTCTTCTGGCTTCTCACCATACACATCCTTAGTGCCATCTTGATAGGTGATAATAGTTTGATTAGCT